ACAATGTGATACCAAGCTGATGGATCTCTATATAATGGGGATGTTTGAATTCCGTTATTATTTGATCCGCTCTCCAAATCAAATCCAATGGAGTTGTCTGTGTAAAAGGCGAGTGTTGTAAATGGTGCTGAACCGGCGTTTGAAGAAAATAAATACTTGTTTGCTGAAAAACTTGTTCGTTTTACCCACCCGCTCCACGTCCAAGTCTTTCTGTTACCGACACTCGGAAATATACGACCAAGGTATTTGCTCGACCCTGAATTAAACCGCAGACTTCTGGATATTTTATAGCTGCTTGAACTACTGCTATAAGGTATTACAGAAGCGGATCCGAATGTGCTTTTGGCTGGCATTAATAATATTCATTCACTGAGGCTAAAACATTAAACACGGCATTGCCTCGTTTGATGATTGTATAAGCGTAATTTTGCAAAGCTCTTGTGTTGGAAACCACTGCTTGAGGAGTCAGACCATTCAAATAATATGGTGTGTACGTAGTTCCATCAATTTGAACGGCACTGTTATAATAAACAGTTGTTCCTGTGGAAACAATTGCTACACATGTGAAGCTTTGACCAGCACTCATAACACTGTTCAAGCTTGTGTTAGAATCACCCCGGAAATTAAGTGTCCAACTTCCTTGTGAACTTAAAGTAAAGAAAAGCAATGATTGTGTTTTCAAATCAAAATTCAATGTTCCTTGTGGATTAAATGCAGACAATGTTACTTTTTCTTTTATTTTTTCAATAAAGGTGGTTCCAACAACAGTAAGCTCAGAATCAGGAGAGTTGGTGCCCACTCCTACAAATCCACTTCTGTTTATGCTAATAGCATTGATGGGTTGGTTGGGACTAAAAACTGCGCTTAATCCAAAAATATTATTAACTTCATCATATGAAATAAATGCTCCACTGAAACCTTGACCTGTTGTAACGTCATATTCTCCTATTCTTAATACAGGATTGGTTCCATCATTTGAAGGTAAATGAATCAAATCAATAGAACGAGATGACAATGATGCAGTTCCAATACCATTAACTGTTGACAGCAATCCAAACATTGTTCCTCCAGAAAGAGGAAGAAACCTTCCAATTACATAGTTGGCACTATTTTGACTGTATTGTGTGTAGGTGTTGTCCCAATTTGCTGAAACGCTTGGTATGTTTCCTAGAACCGTGTTACTTCCACTCAAAAGATAAGCGGCACTATTTGTTACAAGATTGGTGTATGCTCGCGACCAAAAAGCACTGTTATTATTTGTTGTTGTATAAACGCTTCCTCCGACAGAACTGTTTTGATTCAGTGTTGTATAAGTTGAATCGTATTTTGCACTATTTTGATTTAGTGTTGTGTAAGTTGAATCGTATTTTGCACTATTTTGATTCAGTGTTGTATAAGTTGAATCGAGTTTATTATTAGTAATGTTTGTTGCAGTAAGTGATGACACAAATAACTCATCGAAATTTGCAGAAATGGAGGTCACATAACTTACATTTGTAAAAACTGCAGTTCCTAGAGCTGTAAGGTTTCCAAAAATTGTTACATCTCCTGAGACGACAAGATTCTGGGTAACATTGGCTGCACTCAAAAGAACCAGATTTGATGACAGATAATCCAATACTGTCAAAAGACTTGTTCCGCCTGTTGTCCAACTGGAACTGACAGTATTAACTGTTGCATAAACGCTGTCCCAATATCCGCTGTTGGGACTTACTGAAATGTAAACACTATCCCACTTTCCACTATTTTGATTTAGTATTGTGTATAAATCATTTGCACTGGTAGATTCAATAAATGTTATAAAATCATGAATTGATATTTTTATTTCACGATCAGGACCTGAAGTAAAACCTACAAGATAATCAGAAGCTGACAGGGTATTCCCTGTTTTATTTTCAAAATCACTAAAATTTACAATAAGACCCATTTGTAATATTTACAAAAATGGGATGGAATATTAGATACCAAATTTTCTGTATAATTCTTTTTCTTTGTTTTCTGCTGCCAAAGCTTGTTTTTGATCCTTAAGAAGATCCTCCATTTTAAGAAGATCTTGTGGATTGAATATGGCTTGATCTTCACCATATGAACCGCCTTCTGGAGTGATATAAAGCTTGGCAATTGCTATTCTTTCTTCAGGTGCTCCATGCAGATCAATAACTGCCGGAGAATCATTTTTTGGAAAAAATGCAAAACAACCATCTTTCCGATATCTGCTGTAAATTTCTTTGAAAATAACATCAATTTCTTCCAGATATTTCAAATCTTTTTTGGTATCAGTTTCCCTTAACACAATCTTGTTGGCTGGACTTGTGACCAATAAAAATATAATATCAAGTGAACGCATGCTTTCTATGACTAATGGGATAGTTTTTTCCAAAAGATAAGGATCACACCCTTTGTTTCCTTTTTCATGACCCCACATGCTATATACAAGATTGTCTAAAGGACAACGATCATGAATCACGTTGTCATCCTTTTTATACCCAGAAACCTGTTCAACCAGTTGATTTAAAACCCGCAATTGTGTTTTTCCATCCGTGTTTTGACTGTGTTTGTTCTTTTTAATTTCAGACCTATAAGTTTTTTCAGGGGTTTTATACTCAGGCCACTGTTTTATAAAATCATTAACAAATGTGGTTTTACCCAACCTGCCTGCACCGCTTACAGCTATACGCATAAGATTATCTTACCTTATGCCTTTATTATTCAATAATTTATTTTACTTTTATTGAAGCAATTATTTTGACAATAAATTTCAAAAGTTTGCTTCGTGTAATATCTTCTTCAGTGAAATGAAAAGCATGTATTCCGTTTTTGTTGCTTTCATCCGTATCAAAAGCCCTCATAATTTTTTCAAAACCAGATTTTTGAATATCAGATTGAAGGCTGTCTCCTATGATGAATAATTTACAATTTTTTCCAAAACGTGTTAAAATTGTTACCAATTCACTATGTTCTAGATTTTGTGCTTCGTCCACAATAACCACATTGTTTGTGAATGTGGCTCCTCGAAGAAAATTAACAGGTATGCTTTTTAGATAATTGCTTTCAAAAAGCATGGTTGTGATTTGTTTGCCCACAAGTTCATCACATTTTTCTATCAAAGGAATGCTCCAAGGTTTAAATTTATCATCTACTTCACCAGGAAGACTTCCTAATTTTCTGGTGGCTGATTCCACAATGCTTCGAATATAAACAATTTCGTCTATCTTCTTTTCTTTCAGCATGGAAAGAGCAACAAAAACAGCAAGATATGTTTTGCTGCTTCCGGCTGGACCGTCACAAAAAAGGATCTGGGAATCCTCTTCCATGGCTTTTTCCACAAAAGCTTTGTGATGATCGTTAAGATGAAACTTTTGATCGATTCTAAAATTTAAAAAAATATCAGGTCGAATAATACCATCTTCATCACGGGCAACTTTTGCAGACTTTTTAGCCTGCTTGTTCTTTTTTCCCATCAATATTATTTATCAATTTTTAACCTGTAATTGAAGCAATTCTTTTACTGCATCTTCAAAGCTTACCTGTTTTAAGGTGCTTTTAGGGATAACTGGTTCTGGAGGATCGAACTGTTGAACAATCTGAGAAAGTTGATTGAGAATTTTGTTCTCAAACTGTTTTCCTTTAATATCGGGTATTTTTTCAACCCAATCCATTTAATTTCCCCAGCTTGTTCCAGCAAAAGGATTGCCAAAACCACTTGTTACTTTATTTCCTACTTGAGCTGGTCTAGGTCCAGCTTGATTGATCTGTTGTTGAACAGGTTTAGGTTCTTCCTTTTTCTGTTCATTCAAAAGAACTTGATTGCTTGTGGAACTTTTATTGTCATGATTTTCATAAATGATTTCACCCCCTTCATTACCTGAAACTTTGAAGATTCCCAGTTCTAAACCAAGTGAGAAGAAATCTTTTATCTTTTTAAGTGATATCTTTTTATCTTTTACTTTGTTATATATTTCATTAATTTTATATATCATATAGTATATCTTATATCCTTATTATATTAATCAATATATTATCTATATTACTTTATATTAGTATTATTAATATTATATAATATATAT